TAAGGAATTTAACTGCAACACTTAATACAGGTTCTTCATTATCACCACACATTGGTTTACCATCACTCTTTAAATAAAGTTGGTCTCCTCTCTTAATAATATTACCTGCATTAATGCTTCTTCTAATAAGAACTTTAGTAGGCAGAGTTTCATCTGTTACTACCTTAAGGAACATCTTAGGATTAGATTGAATATAGCCATCAAGTTTAGTTTGAAGGAACTCAAGATTAGTATTAGGAGCAATCCTTCTACCATCAATAAGCTCAACTACTGTCATCATAGTTTCAGCATCATTCTCAATCTTACCATATTCTTTCCAACATTCTCTAGTAATATCCCTATTCTTCTTAGCACTTTTAAATTGGTCAGCACCTTCAATGATTACATATTTATATGTAGCTTTAGGTCTATCCTCTAGTACTTGCTGAGAAGGAGCAATTAAATCAGTATTAGCAAGGAGAATTTTATATTTAATATAATCTTCAGGAGTGCTTAAATCAAGATAATTATCTTGTTTTCTAAGTCTTACTTGATTAATACCTTGAGGATTAGCATCACTCCAGAAGTTATCTACTTTTTTATAAACACTAAGGTCTAAACCAAGTTTCTCTTCAAAGAAAGCTTTTTCTTGATTAGTTAGTACATTAACAAAAGTACCTGTTGAAAGTTTAGGTACTACAAATGTATAAACAGAATCCTCAGCCATACCACCATATAAAATATGTCTAGGGTCAGTGACCATATGACTTTGTCTTGGAATATACCTTACACAAACTTTTTCTTTTCTTAAGCAATTAATTGGTTGCTTTTCTTCTTTCACTTCTACTCCTTTTGCCATAGTTTTTTTTTATTTAAATTAAAAAAGGAGAGAGGAAGTTAATCCTCCCTCCTTAGTTGTTTATTTATCAACCCTGAAGAATAGCAGGGATAATTGATACAGTTCTAGTGGGGTCAAGAACACATACACCAAAGGTAGTCATCTTGTGGATAGTAGATGCATCTTCATCATTAGAAGCATAATCTACATTAGTCTTACCTGTCCATGGGTCTCTGATACCAGGTTGAATACTTCTAATATCATCTTGACCTTTAATCTTAGTCTTATAAATATTAGGTTCATTAGAAGAACCGAGGTCCATAATGTCATATCTATAAGAACTTGCAGGTCCACCAAGTGCATGTTGAATCTTGTTATTTACAGGGTCATCATAGAATTTATCTATTTCAACCTTAATATTGATACCACTAGCAGTTCTATATTCAGTGAATTGATAACCAGCAGCAAGTGAATTAGGATGCCAACCTGAAGTCTTTCTAACAGCACCAAGTGCATCTGCATTTACTGTAAGGTTAGTCCAACCACTAACAGTATCATTAACAGCCTTACTAAATTGTTCTGCACCCTTCATACCAGTTCTAAGAACAATAGTTCTATTCTCCATATCATCTCTGTTATAGCAGAGGTCATAGAGTGCATTTTCAATTAACTTAAGACTGAAGTCATTGTAATAAGTTGTATTAGCTACTTCAAGTTGAGCATAAAGACCATCACCCATTCTAATAACTTCACCTGACTTACCAAAGTTCAGATATTCACCATTAGCATTTTGGTTTGAAGTACCCCAAGCAATAGCAATATTCTTATAATCTTGCCATTGTTTCTCAAGTACATAGTCCTCATTGTGCATCCACATATTAGTAGTAGTAAACTTAGTACCATCTTGTGATTGCATAGGTACACCAACAGCTACTTTCTTATTGAGGAGAGCACCAGATACTTTATGCTTAATTCTAATAGTAGTCCATTCATTACTCATTGAGACTGGGGTATTGAACCTTATCTAATCTTTCACTTTAGGCTCTTTATCCTAAAGACCCTTTAAGGGCGATTTGGAGTACATTTTCTTCCTTAACTTGATAATAGGAAGTGGACACTCTTGGAACAATTATACTGTCAGATAATTTACATTATATCTTTTAAATACAGAATAGATAGTACATTTATCAACTTCAAATCTTCTAGCAATATCTTGAACTTTCTTACCCCCATTAAATAATCTAATAGCTTCAAGACATTCATCTGAAGTCATTTTAAAATGCTTCTTTCCTTTACTGATACCATGTACTGAAAGGATTTTTAATAATGTGTTATAAGAGCAATGATACTTATTTTGTATCTCAGATAATTTAAGTCTACCATCTAGGTAGTCATTGATTAAATTATTTTGAGCTTCATCATCCTTTAATATTGAATATTTATCTTTAATATCAATTCCTTTTCTTTTAAGGAAACTTTTTAAAGCTTTAGCATCACAATCATATCTTTTAGCTAACTCTCTTAAAGAATAACCTTCTTTATAATCTCTAGCTAGCTCAAGAACTTCTTGATGGTTTATATTCAATTTGTTTGACCTTAGCTTTACTCCTAATTGTAAAAGAATTTTTACTATAGTAGATTTATCTACCTCATATAAAGTAGCTATCTTATTACTACTAAATCCAGATAAGTAAAGGTCTTTAATTTCATCATATTGGGAATCTGTAAAAATAATTCTTTTACCTCCTCCACCTAAAGTTAAATTATAACCTTCTACAAAGCTGTTATATTTGGCTATGTAATAAATTTCTCTACTATCTAAATCTTTCACATCACATTCTTCTAGGACTTCTACTGTAAAATTATCAGCACCATATTTTTTAATAGCATTATGAAAGTAACAATTATCTTGTTTATGCTGGTGCTGTCTCCATCTAAATTCTACAGTATATCTAGTTTGTCCTATATATACTTTATTGTTTACCTTATTGGTAATTTTATAAATAAATCCTTTCATGAATAATTATCTTATCCTCATGTTCTACTCTCTACACTACTTAATCTAGTTAGGATTAAGTTAGCACGGTATTAACTTGTAGCACTTTACCGTTTTTGCCCAATTTTTAACTGCAACTTACGCTGCAGGGTGGCATAAGTTAAGTCTACCACCTACACCTCTACTTAGTTCTCTTTCTACAGGTGCAAAACCTACAGAGAATCTTTCACCAGCAAGAAGTCTTTCTGCAGGAATACCAATGGTATTACCTCCCATCAACTCAGCCTTGTACACTGCTCTAGTGCCTTCTAATACTGCATCACCTAAGATTCTAATAGGATAAACTTGGTTAAGATTACCAAAGATTACTTCACCATCAAAGAACCAAGATTCTGCAAATACTAAGTAGAAAGGTTCAGTACCTGCACCTACATTATCAGAGCCTTCTTCAACTTTAGAACCATCTAATCTTCTTGCTTCTACCAATGGGATGTTTCTCCTAGTAGAACCAACTACATCCCAATAGTATCTATCATCAGAGTCAAATTCCTTTACAGGAAGTTTAGACAATAGTGAATCAAGAGAAGCACCTCTCTTAGCAGCAAATAATTCAACCATTAAGTTAGATACCTTCTGAGGTTCCATCCTAAATACTGGGTTAGAGTAAATATGGTTTAATTTGCTTATAGTAGGTGCCCAACCCTAAAATCCAATTGTCTGGAATTTATTCAGTTGTCCTGCCATAAATTATTTATTATATGTTAAACACTTAATTGCCAACCTTTAAAAAGAGACTCTGGGTCATTATCTCCAATATTATTAGCTAGAGATAAATTTCCACTATTAAAGCTATGACTACCTTTTAAAGTAGTTTCTAAGTCTCTTAATTTAGATTTAGTTTCTTTCTTTACTTTGTCTCTGACAAACTTATCAACATTTTTAAAACCATCTGTAAGTACATATAATAAACCAACATTCTTAAGAAATTCCATCTTATTTTCAGACTCATATTTTTGAATAGCTGTTAATCTCATCCCAGTTTCAGGGTCTGTATAAATAGGTTTAGTTATACTGTCATAAGCCTTTTGCCTAGTGTTTTTATCAATGTTAATATCACCAAAGACTTTATCATTGTTAAGCATAGCAGTTTTAAGTTCTTCTGCTTGCTTTCTCATTCTATCCTTTTCTTCTTTATCAGCTTCTTTAGCTTGATTAATAAGAGCATCATATTGCTTTTGGTAATAAGTTCTAGTAGCAATTAAAGCATCTTTAGCATCTTCAATATCAGTGCCATCTTTAATAGCTCTTTCTACCATCTTAGTTGCTCTTTCTTGAGAGTAGCCTTTATTCATAAAGTCTTGATAGATTAAAGACTTTCTCAATTGCTCTCCCTGTTCAGATTCATCAGTAAGATTATCTTCAGTAAGACTATTTAAATAGGATACTGTTTGCTCATACTTCTTTACTTCTGAAGGTTCTATACCTAGCTCAAGAGCTTCATTGACTCTCTTTTGTTTTTCATCCAACTGATTATTAATATAGTTGTTAATAGTATCAGCAAAGTCTTCTGCTGAAGTAATCTTAGAGAGTTCTTCTTTATCAAGATTCTAGAGGATACCATCTTCTACAAGAGCATTGGCAATGGAAGAGTAGAAGTTTGGAGAAGTATTGCCCTTTTTAGAAGGGGTACCCTCACCATCTTGTTTATTTTCTTCACTACCTACGCTCTCTGGTTCATCTGTAAATAATTCATTTACATTAACCTCAGTAGCTTTATTTTCTTCAGTATCTTTATCTTTATCTTTGCCCTCTTTATTTTCAGGGTCTTCTTGAGGTTCCTTATTTTCAGGTTCCTCATTATTATTTCCAAACAGCTCACTTATTTGAGCGCCTGTTAGGATATTGTCCAATGATAATTCTCCTTCCATATTCTTCTCCTAAAATTGATTAATTTATCAACCACAAAGTTAATGGAAATTTCTATTCTTGGCAATATTCAAAATTATTTTATAATAATAGTAATAGTGTTTTATTAATATATAAAGACAATAAAAAAGGGTGAAGTAATTCACCCTTTTAATTAATGATGAAAGTATGTATATAGCTTACTTCCTTCAGCATAATCTTCATCATGGAACCAGAATATAAGTGCAGATTCAATAATCTTTTCATCAATATCACAGCCAAACCATGATTTAAATATAGTAGCATAATCATGATACTAAGCATTAATAGCTACATAAATATCAGCTACTGTTATAGTATCAGGAATCATACCTCTATATCTCTATTGTACTTCATGAGCTTTAGTCATAGAAAACTTTTCTCCTACATACTTTTTACCATAGTGGCAGTGATACATATGAGAAACTTCTTCTTTAGCTTCTTCCTCACTAAAGTGACTATCACTATCTTCATCTGCCATAGCTACTTCCATCTTTGATTTACTGAAATGGTCAATAGCCATCTCTTTAATAGCATCATTAACCTATTTCTCCATACCATGTTTCTTTAGGTATTCTATAAGTACAAGTTCATCCATAGCTCTATTAATTAGATGTTAGTATATCTTTTAAAGATGTTAAGTCATTAGAATTAAACACTAAGCTTTTACCAATGAAAGGTATTTGTAATTTAATATTTCCACCACCTATTTCTATATCACCTAATATACCTGTATTCACAGTAAAAGGAGTAGCATTAATCATAGACTAAGTCATCTCTGTAACTATGTTTTCAATATCAACATTACCTTCAGAGTCTGAGATTAAATCTAAAAGCTTGTGTACTTTACTAAAGTTCTTATCAATAGCTCTAGTTAATAAAGGTCTAATAAAACCTATGATAGGAGTATCATTTGCTAATACATTAATTTGATTGAGGAGATACTCTTTTAATTTAGTATTCAACTTATCTATAGTTATCATATGCTTGTCTTTAAAAATTCTTCATAAGTAACATCAGGGTGTTGTTTTGTATATTCCCTAAACTTCATAAACATTTCCATTTCTTTATTAGTCTCATTAATAATCTTAGTCTTGAGTTTCCTAACTAACTTCAGTTGATTACTAAGTAACTCCTTACCTCTTTCAGTATTTTCTATTCTACCCTTAACTAAGTTGAGTATTTCTGCCTAAACCATAGCTTGTAATTCATTATAGTTATCAGCATAATCACTATCCTAAAGTAACTTCTCCCTCTACTCTGAGGACATTGGTTGTACTTCAGCATCTATATCATCCCATATATATTTTACAGACTTAGCCTACTAAGCAGCTTTTAACTACTGTAGTTTAGCTTGATACATCTACATTTGAGCATCTATATTATCAAAGGTAGACATCATTGGGTCTGTATTTCCTAATATAACTTGATTCACTGGATACATAAGCTTAGTGTTTAATTAAGGGAGTATTTCTACTCCCTTAAGGATTAGATATTAGGTTGTACTGTAGAACCACAAGAACAGTTACATCCACTTTGCAGAGGATTAAACAAGTTCCTTAAAGTAGTGGTAGTACCAGTAGTTACATTAGCTACAGCAATAGGATAGAATGTGCTATTAGCATAGTTTACAATCTTACCATCATTGCAGCATCTTCTCTCAGCTTCAATAGCTATACCATTTTGAGCAGCAGCATTTACACTACCAATCTGCATATCAAGAACTCTAGCTCTCCAAGGTTCTACTGCATCAGCTACAGCTTGTTTAGTTTCAAGTGCAGTAATTCTATTTAAAAGCTCGTCTTTATTGTCTCTTTGGCTCTTATATAAAGCAAATGTACTTTCATTTAACTTTTTATTAAGACCATCAAAACCATTCCTTTGGTTCTGATATAAACCAAAGTCACCATCTACTTGAGACTTATATAAGCTGAACATTTGACTATCAATAGTTTGTCTATCATTAAATCTTTGTTCTTGCTCATTTAAAAGTCCTTCATAGAATTGAGTAGTGGCTTTTAAGTAGTTATCACAACCTTGTTCCCAAGCTTGAAATGCAGTAGGAGCATTAGTACCATTAGCACCAGTTAAACCAGAAGCTAAGATATTAACATTCTCAGGCATAGTGCTAGAACCACCAAATAAGTTCCAACCACTGTTTCTTCCACTAAGAGCATAAGCACCGAGTGCAGTACCTATGATACCTAATGTAAGACCTGCATTACCAACACCTTTAGAAGCATAGTCTTTCTTCTCTACTACTTTACCTTCTTCTATAATTTCCATAGTAATTAAATTAAATTGTTTATTAACTCTTGTAAGCTTACAGTTGCAAAGTTAAGATATATAATTTAACTTTCCTATCTTTACTAATGGACATAAAAAATCCCACCTAATAACTTAATATTAAGTGGGTTATAGTTAGTAACTTAATGCTACTTTATATATTCATCTAAATCTTTCTAATACCAAATAAGCTCTTTAAAGCCTATTTCATGTTTACCTTTAGGTAGTCTACCTTCTCTAACATAATTATCAAAAGTAGCTCTGCTTATATTTAAGTAGGTACAAGCAGCATATTTGCTTAATCTTTTATCTTTATTAGTGTAATACTTTAGTTTATCTAATAACTCTAATTCCTCTTCTTCTGATATATTAGAGTTGCCTGAATCTAGGTCATCTACTATCTTCAGTAGTAAATCTTTTAGTAGTTTTAACATGTAGGTATAATAATAAAAATAGGAATACTCCAGTGATACTTAAATAAAGTATAAGTAGGTGTAAATCATTTAAAGGTATTCCTATATAATAATCATAGGTATTTAATATAGTATTTACAACTATATAATGTAGAAACATTCTGTGATATTCACAGAACCTGAATACATAGGATGCTATATATAAATATATGAGCATAAGAACTGAACAACTCCCTAAATAAGATAATATACATACATCTATATTAAAGTAGGAAAGTGTGCTATTTAACAAACAATTAAAGGCCATAACCATTGGTATGACCTTTATTATATACAGCTATATTTTGTAAAGAATTTTACTTCTTAAGTTTACCTCCGCAGCCATACCTTCTTTTCTTTTTGGTAACTCCTGCTTTTGCTATTACTGGTTTTGCTCTACCCATATTATTGAATTTTAATAGTTATAGTTTCATTATTAGCTTTAGCTGTAAGTAATTCTACCATTAATCTATTAAAGTGATAGGTACTGTTATTTACTTTTCCTACTACATTATTCTTTCCCACAAGCAGACAGCCCTAGGTGTCTGAGGCAGAGTTCCCAACATGGATTAAAATTCCATCAAACCCCTTTACATTAAGTAGTCTAGGAAGTTTACCTCCATAAGGTTTAGCCCAGCTTCTATCCTTAAACTTAGCACTTATAGTATTCATATCTATATTATAAGTACCAGTAGGTATTGCTGTTTCTCCATAGACTTTCTTAGTTTTAATTTCTTCTAAAGTCATAGAGTCTGTTAAACCTCTGTCAGTATCTTCTAATGTATCACAAAAGAATTTACCATTCACATAAAGATTACCAATAGTATAATTACTCTTTTTTGCTATTCTTTTTAGTACTAGTTCCATTGTTATTCTCTTTAAATAGATTCATATCTCTTTTTCTTAAGGAACAAGCTAAATCCATACATATGGAGTTCATCATAGTAATAAGCTGGTCTTTTAAGCTGGCTACCTGAGCTTCAAGTTGATTACTCCTTTGAATAGTTTCTTCAAGTCTCTTTTTATTATCATCAGATAACCTCTTATAAAACTCTAGGGTTTCTTCTAAGTTCTTTATTAGAGTACTATTAACTTCAGCATTGTATTTTCTTCTTGCTAATATCCAAGTGACTATACTACTTAAAGTGGAAGTAATAATACTCACTATCCCTGTTAATAGTATGTCATTCATGATAAATCAGCTTTTACAGTTGCTTTAATAGTATCTAATAAATCAAGGTATTCCTTATATTCTTTAGTAGCTTCTTCATCATCAGATAAGCCTAGTGCTACTCTATTAGCACTATTAATTAAATCAAACTCTTGGTCTGAATCTACATACTCCCTAATGACTGCTTTCACTATATCATTATAGTTGGCTTTGCCATAAAGTCTTACCTGAATAAAGCTATATACAGTTTCTTCTATCTTCTCTGACTAGGAAGTAGATTCTCTTGTGTATGATTTTATATCATAGTTATAATAATAACTTTCATCTCCAAGATACTACACCTTTTCAGGAAGCTAGGTGGTTTCTATTCTTTGAGCTGTTAGCATATCTTATAAGTTTAAAATTGTACAATCTTTTATTGCAAGTTTCATAGTATAGACTTTTACTTTTGCTGTCTACACTGTAGGATGTGCCCCTATATTTAAAGTGTACCTTATAGTATTGACTATAAGGTACAACTTCAATTATATTCAGATTTTTGCCATAAAAATTACTTATATTTGCTTCAACCCCTTTCCAATTTGAAAAATGGAATCCAGTAATAGATTCCAATAAATTAAGTAGATGTTTTGAATTACAGAACTTCATCCATCCAAAATAAGAAGATAATCTAGTTTTAAGTTCTTCCCTATCAAGATGTTTGTTTGTTAATTTCTTCATCTTAGATTTAATGCTCTTTCTTAATAGAATATGAGTATGGAAGAACTTATAACCTACAAAATCAATACCTCTTGATTCTACTGGAAATATCTGATAATTATCCTTAATCTTTAATTTCAAATTGTGTTTAAGAAATATCTTAATTGCAAGTAATACACTCCTTAGAAAATCTTTACTATCTGAAAGAACTACTATATCATCAGCATATCTAAAATAATATTTTACCTTTACTTCTTCTTTTAACCAATGGTCAAAATAAGTAAGAGTTAAATTAGCAAAGTATTGTGATAGATAATTTCCAATAGGAACTCCATCTGCTGAGTCTATAATACCATCAAGAATAAATAAGAGCTGTTTGTCTTTAATTTTCCTTCTTATAATACCCTTTAAAACATCATGGTCTATTGAAGGATAGAACTTTCTTATATCTAATTTAAGACAATACTTAGTTCCTTCTACATCCTTTTGTAGAGTTTTAAATAAGTCTTTATTTAACTTATGAATACCTCTGCCCTTAATACAAGAATATGTATGATGAATAAAAGTTTTAACCCATATAGGTTCAAGTATATTCATTAAAGTATGATGACATATTCTATCAGGAAAATAAGGAAGTCTAAATATAAGTCTTTCTTTAGGTTCATAGATAGTAAAGGTACTATATTCTGAAGTTTTATAAGTTAAGTTCTTTAGACTTTCTAATAAACTTTGATTCTCAATTTCTTTATTGAGGTCATGTTTAATAACTCCATAATTCTTACTCTTGTGCTTTCTAGCTCTTTCATCAGCTAATTGTACATTCTCTAATGTACAAATTTGCTCAAATAGATGTCCTAATCTTTTCACAGTTTTCAGGTGACTGATTTTCAAGGAGAGCTTTCAATAGATTACTCTATCTACTAACACCCACAATTAGAGAAAATTAATTTTTTGTTCTTAATTTCACTAAGAAACTACGTTATCTTTTACCAAGGGGTAAGGTCATTATCTCCGTGCTACCTTTGTAGCAATTATGAATTATCAATTAGAGCGGAAACTAATATTCCAATTAGCATTACTAACTCCATTATTAGAATTGAAATAACTAAGACTAGCTTTAGAGCCATTATTAGCATTACTACCTACTATGAGAGTTTTTTTTCAAAACTTTAATAGAAGTATGTAAAACATACTGTAACATTAGATAATAAGAACCTATGAATTATTACTAATTCACGTCACAAAGTTATGTATAATTTTTGAATTATGCAAATTTTTCTATTATTATTTTTATCTAATTAATAAAAATAATTTATTTATACAACATGTAAGAGCGGAAACCAATACGCCAATGAGCAACACCAACCCCATTATAAGAACCGAAAGAACCAAGACCAGCCCTAGAGCCATCATAAGCAGCACCACCCACCAGGAGAGTCCTAAGAGAAGTGTCTGTAGAACTACCATGATAGTGATAATCACATTTCTTAGTAGTAGAACCACCATCAGAACTCAATGGAATTATG